GACGAAATGAGCGAGGACGACAAAGGGCTGACCGTCAAGGGCAGGATCATTAACCTTGACACGGATCGCGGCAAGACGATCCACGGAGCTATGAAGGAAGGTGCGCTGGACGGCCTTTCGATCGGGTATCGGGCAAAGAAATTCACGCTTGGCACCAAGCCGGAAGAGCCGCGACGGAAACTGGAAATGATCGACCTTGTCGAGGTTTCGGTTGTGACCTTTCCAGCCAATGGCCTAGCCCGAGTCGCATCGGTAAAAGCGGCCGATGCGATCGAAACCATTCGTCAATTCGAGGACTTCCTGCGGGATGCAGGCGGGTTCTCGCACGCCGCGGCGAAAGCCATCGCCTCGCGCGGATTCAAGGCTGCGGACCCTCGGGATGAGGACGGGGCCGATCTGGCGGCGATCATTCGCCGCAATATCGAAACCCTTTCGACATAGGAGGCCGCGATGGCCGTGGAAGAAATCAAGAGTCTGATCGAGGATCAGGGCAGGGCTTTCGAAGAGTTCAAGGCGGCAAACGATGCGCGCCTGAAGGAACTCGAGAAGCAGGGCGCATCGGACGTGCTGACCGAAGAGAAGGTTGCACGGATCGACGAAGCGCTCAACGTGCTGGCCGAGGCCAAGGAAGCGGTCGAAAAGAAGCTTCCGTCGCGCCTTGATGCGATGGAAGCCAAGATCAACCGCGCCATGCTGGGCGGCGATCTGAAGGCCGAAGAAAAGGCTGCTGCCGAGCTGAAAGTGTTCAACGCCGAGGCCAAATCGCGTGCGGCGGCGCGTGGCCAGAGCGCAGTGGTGTTTGACGCCAAGGCATATGCCGACTATCGCAAGGCCTTCGACACCTACGTCCGCAACGGAAAGGACGCCCTGGAGGTGTCCGAATCCAAGGCGCTTGCCTCAACCGTTGATCCGGACGGCGGCTACCTTGTGCCGGCGGACATCTCGGGGCGGATCGTTGCGCGAGCCTTCGAGACCTCGCCGATGCGTGAATACGCAGCGGTTCAGGTGATCTCGTCGGACGCGCTTGAAGGGCTCTATGATCTCAACCCGGGCGTCTCCGGCGGCTGGGTGGCGGAGCGGCAGACGCGACCGGAAACCAATACGCCCCAGCTTGGGAAGTGGCGCATTGAGGTTCACGAGCAGTATGCCAACCCCGCGGCGACCCAGCGCATCCTTGACGACGCGATTCTGAACGTCGAGGCCTGGCTGGCGGCCAAGACGGGTGACATTCTGGGGCGCACCGAGAATGCGGCTTTCGTGACCGGCGACGGTGCGGGCAAGCCGCGCGGCTTTGCTTCCTACACCACGGCGGCGACGGAGGACGCTGCCCGTTCCTGGGGTGTGCTCGAACACGTCAACACCGGGCAGGCCGGTGGCTTCCTGACGACCACTGCAGGGTCCGATTGCCTTCTGAACCTGATCGGTGCCTTCAAGGCCGTGTACATCAACACGAACACGGCATGGTACGCCAACCGCGCTGCGATCACGGCGGTGCGGAGGCTGAAGTCGCAGGACGGTGTCTATCTGTGGCAGCCCGGACTGCAGCTCGGCCAGCCGCAGACCCTGCTGACCTTCCCGGTGCGGCTGATGCAGGACATGGCAGCGCTTGGTTCGGGGTCGCTGTCGATGGCGCTTGGCGACATGAACCAGGCCTATCAGGTCGTGCAGCGCGCCGGGATCACCACTCTCCGCGACCCGTTCACGAACAAGCCTTTCGTCCACTTCTACAGCGTCGCCCGCGTTGGCGGCGGCATCGTGGACTTCGAAGCGCTCAAGTTCCTGCGGTTCGGTACCTGATGAGATGGGGGCGGGTATATGCCCGCCCCCATCACTTGATGCGATGCGGGCGGGCAAATTCCCGCCCCTGCCCGAAACCCTTTACAAAGGAGAGCCATCATGCGTGACATGATGAACAACATCCATCCGGTTCCGGCCATCGCGCCGGTCGTGGTGACCGACAACACCGCCCAAGTCTCGGCAATCATCGATCTGCGCGACTATGACGGCTGCACTTTCGTGATTCAGACCGGCACGCTCGCCGACGCTGACGCGACTTTCGCTGTGACGCTTGACCATGGCGATGCGTCAAACCTTTCGGACGCCACTGCCGTGACGGCGGCGACGGGCCTGATCGGGACGACGGCGCTGGCCGGCTTCAACTTTGCCGATGACGGTGAGTGCCGGAAGATCGGCTATGCCGGCCCGCGTCGATACGTCCGGCTGACCGTCACGCCGGCAAGCAACACCGGCAATGCTCCGATCGCTGCCGTTGCGATTCTTGGCTTGCCTAGGATCGCGGCGACCGCAAACCCGCCGCAGTGATGAGAACAGGCGGGGTTGCCATGCAGCCCCGCCTGCTATGACCGACGATCGAGCCAGATGCAAACCGTCATAACAAGAGTTGCGACCGAGGCAGAATGATGAAACCACTTGCCCCCGTTCTGGTGACGCCACCGGCCGCGATGCCTGTCGATCTGGCAGACGTCAAGACGCTGGCGCGTGTCGACGGAACGGACGAGGATGTCCTGATCCATGATTTTTGCCGGGCTGCTGTCGCCTATCTGGACGGATGGTCTGGCATCCTGGGCCGCTGTCTGGTCACGCAGGTGTGGGACCAGTCGTTTGACGGGTTTCCGGCGGGCGACCGGTTGCGCCTGCCGTTTCCGAACGTGACGGCCGCGACGATCACCTATCGCGACGGGGCCGACCAGGTGCAGACGCTCACCTCCGGCTGGTCTGTGGTGTCGGATGACGCGGGATCGGTCATCGTGCTGCAGGATGGCCTGTCCTGGCCGGCCACGGCCATGCGCGCCGATGCGGTCACGGTGCGGATGACGGCGGGGTATGGCGGGCCGGCTCAGGTTCCGCCGAGCCTCAAGCTTGCCATCCGTCTCAAGGCTGCGGCGCTCTATGATGACCGGACGGGGCATGAGAAGCCGTCCGCCATGTTCGAGGCGCTGATCGCGCCCTACCGGCGGGTTACCCCGTGATGAAGGCCGGGTCGCTTGACCGGCGTGTCGTGCTCGAGCGGCCGACATCGGCGCCGGACGGGATGGGCGGCACCGAAAACGGCTGGCAGGCGGTGGCCGAGGTCTGGGCGCATTTCCTGTATCTGCGCGGCGGAGAGACGGTCCTTGCGGGGCGTCTGGAAGGGCGGCTGACGATGGTCGCCACGATCCGGGCCAGCAGCGACACCCGGCCGGTGACAGCGGCCTGGCGGCTGCGTGATGCCCGCGAGGGCACGATCTGGAACGTGCGCGCGGTGATCCCGTCGGATGACCGGGGGGCGATTGAACTGACCTGCGAAAGCGGCGTCGCAACATAGGAGTTGACCATGCAGACGAACATCATCGCGTCGATCCAGGCCGTTCAGGCCGGGCCGAATGATTTCGGCGGGCCCACCTTTGCGCCTCTGATCCGTCAGAGCCTTGAAACCTCTCTGGGGACAGGCGCAAATCAGGCAGACATCCTGTTTACGGACGAACGTCAGGTCGCTGCGTCGTCGAACGACGATCTCGATCTTGTCGGGGTGCTCACAAACGCCTTCGGCGCGACGATCTCGGCCGCCGAACTTGTGGCGGTCATGATCATCAACGCCCCGTTGACGGGCGCTGCAAACACGACGAACCTGACCATCGGCGGTGGCACGAACGCTGTCGTCGGTTTCCTTGGCGGCACGACGCCGACCATCGGTCCGATCCGCCCGGGCGGGGTGTTCCTTCTGGCTTGCGCCGATGCGGCGGGGCTTGGCTTGGTGACGGCAGGGACGGGCGACATCCTGCGGATCGCCAATTCGGCAGGCGCCGCAGCGCGCTACCAGATCGCAATCGTGGCGCGGTCCGTTGCCTGATGAGCGCCTCGGCCGACCTGCAGAAGGTCATCTTTGACAGGCTGGTCGCCGATGCCGGGGTGCATGCCGTGGCGGGCGACCGCATCTTTGACAACCGCCCGGACGTGGCGCAGTTCCCCTGCGTCACCTTCGGTCCGTCCGATGTGGTCGAGGATGATGCGGAGTGCATCACCGGCCGGGTCGAGACGATCCAGATCGACTGCTGGGCGCGGTCGAACGGGCGGATCAACGCGGTCAAGCCGCTCACCGATGCCGTGAAGGCGGCGCTTCACCTGCACCAGGCCGATCCCGCGGGGTCGGAGCTGGTGGAGATGCGCGTCATCGCGATGCGGGTGTTCATGGATCCCGACGGTCTGACGGCGCATGGCGTCGTGACCGTGCAGGCGATCATGGAGGAGTGATGTT